ATGGGGGATTGTGATGCAAGACAGCTTATTTGAAGATCTGGAAAAAGATTGGGAAGCCGAGTGGCACGGGATGAAAATAGAAAGGAAAAAAAGTGACAACTGACGACCAAATGAAAATTCCATACCAACTGCGTGGCGAGCCTATAAAGTTCACCCCGCCTGTTTCTGAAAATAAAAAGGGAAAGAAAATGAAAACGAATAAACGTAAAATTGGTACAGAGCCGCAAGCGAAAAAACACTGGACTAGGGCAGAGTTGAAGTTCCTGCTGAAACATAACCGCGAGGGCTTTTCGTACCACGACATTGGGGAGCATCTTGGACGCTCAGAGAAAGCCGTGCAGCTCAAAGTGTCGAAGCTCCGAAACTCTCTCACGACCAAAAAGAAAGCAGTCAGGAAAAATAAAATTGACGTTACCATGCACCCCATCCCCATAGAAATCGATTCGACAGAATTTATTTTGACCAAGCGCCACGCCCTCATGGCAGCAATCTGGGCAGTCTTAGTGGGGTGTATTTGCTTTGCCATATTGGCAGAAAGATTGATTGGATGAGTGATACCAATCTAACGGGATTTCAGGCGGCGGAGCTTCAGTATTTGCGGACTGAGGTGGATCGTTCAGAAAATGACGCCTACCGAAACGACCCGCCGCCCAACGCGCAGGACAAACTGTTTCGGGCTAGGCGAGAGCTTCGAGAGTTCACTAGAAAACTTAGAGTCTCTGGTAAAAACATCTAAGCTACCGAAAACTAACAATAATAAAAAACTTTTCTTTGACCCCTTGTGTTTTACGCAGGGGGTCTTATATTAGTTGTATAGAGAGATTTAGAAAGGACTACCCAATGAACGTAGCAATCAAACATCCACTGACTTCCCGCTTCGCACCAATGCCCCTTGAGGACGTCCTGCGCATCGTGGCCCGTGAGTATACATCCCCCATTCAACGCACGGATCGCAAAGATGGCCTGTCTGACATGGGGCGCATTGTTGAAGCTCTTTGTAAGGCTTCTCAGGCGGACAACTTAGAAGACGAGTTGTTCGAATTGGAGCAGGCCGTAATCTACGCTGATGAGCTGCGCGATGATACAGAAGCACGCCACATCAACGCTGCGGCTATCAAGCACTACGATTATAACTTCTAATCAACCGGGGAGCTTCGGCTCCCCACCCCCTCTTAGAAAGGAATACACCATGAGAAAACAATTGATCTGCAAATCCACACCCAAGGGTTGGAAAGTCATCATCCGCGTAACTGACGCGAAGTTTGAGGGATCGAACTTAGACACCACGATTGCCAGCTTTGCCAAGCGCCCAATGGGCCTGATTGCAATGGCGGCAACTGTGAAATCTCTTCAGAAAGGTTTCTTTCTAGAGACGATCACGATCCAAGCCACTAAGGCGAGGATGGATGAACTGGTCAGTGTCGGTCTGTTAGATCAGGAGGATGATTTCCATTCGGGTAGCGTAAAATGTCTAAAGTAAAAAGCTGGGCAATGGAATTGCAGGAAATGGTTAGCACAGTTACCTGCCCCGAATGTGACGGCGATGGCCGCATTGAGGTGGAGTTTGCTGTGCCGCACAGCATTACCAACGACGTTGGTTTTATAGATACTCGAATTGAGGAGTGTGACGTGTGCTACGGGCGTGGTGAAATTGAGCTGGAAGATGAGGATGAATAAAGGTCAGGAAAATCTCCGCATTGCGCTGCGCGATAATCTCAACATAAATTTCTACAAAGTGGATGGGAAGGGCGGTACACCCAACATCCACTATCTTGGCAAGGGCGACTGGCCCACGGGCTGGATGGAAATTATCCACTTGGGGGAATGGGACAAGCGCGTCTCTACGGGCCTACGCTTAGAGCAAGCCAACTGGATGCAGGACTACATCAACAATGGCGGAAGTGCGTGGGTGGTGGCCCGCGTTGGGCCTGCCACATGCCTGTTCTGGGGTGAGTGCGCGGCAAGCCTGCTAGATCGGCCCAGCCCCAAGAGGTTCATGGAGATGGCGACTTGGAGCAAAAACGGCAACCTATCCAAGGAAGACTGGAAGCACGTTGAGAACATGATCCTCAACGCAAATTCAGTTTATTGAGCAGATTGACGTATTCTTTGTGCCACGTTTGGTTTTACCGTTTTGACTAAGTTCTCTAAAGCTGGTGATTGATCTGTTCCAACATAATTCCCTTGAGCGTCCAATCCAAATGGATTTGGCTGTGGGTACATACTAGGAAGATCTATCTCTGGAAGAGTTCCCGCGTTGGCGGCGGTTGGTGATATTGTACTGACCAAAGCCTCAAGTGCGCCAGAAGCAACAGGATCATATATATCTCCAATCCCCTCAGTTGCACCTGTCGCAAATTGGACCCGTGGCTGAGAAGCGCCTAATAATGTATTGATGGCTTTTCTAAACGCACCATATAAAGCATCCGTTCTTGTCTGGTCGGTAAGTGACGCCTCTAATAAATCTGCATCTTCTGAAATTACAAGCTGTGCAATTTTCTTAAATTGATCATCTGTAAATGGCGGCTTCTTGCCGCGAAACATTCTTGTAACAATGTTAGCTGTAGCTCCGACATCAAGACCATTAGAAGAAACAATCCGACCAACGTCAGCAACAGTTTGGCCTATGCCAACTCTGCTTGCAGCTCCAGCTCTTTCTGCTGTTGGAGATCCACCAAAAGTTTTATTGCTCGCAACTATTGAGCCACGCGCTTGGTTTATTTGATTTATGACATCATCGACCTGACCATCAGGGTAAAGTATCTCAAGTATTTCACGTTCTTTTTGGTTTATCCCCATAGGAGCATCAGCCAATTTTGTAACTGTACCTGTGGCAGAAGAAGATTGGCTCTTGATTTTCAGAGCCTTTCCAGCGCCAGCTCTCAACGCCTCAATTGCATCGATGTCTCCAAGATCAACAAGGCGTCTAAATTCTTTGGCAAACTTCTCTGGGTCTGCCCCAAAAATAACTTGTCCTTCGTCATATTTTTCTACAGCACGTTCAATTGCTGCCCAGCTTTTTCTCGTATCTCTTAACTCAGGAGATATTTGATCGATGACGCTTTTTATTTCGTTCTCGTATCCGCCAAATGTAAAGGCTCTGTTGTTTGAGCCTGATCTTTTTGCTTTATTTTTAGCGTCCATAAGCGCCTGCTTTATAAATTCGCCTTCACGCAAACTTAAAGATCTGGTCAGCTCTAAAGTTCTTTCTCCACGGTTAGAACCTCTGACTTTTGTGCTTTTAAACAGTGGGGCCAAACCCTCATCATCTAACTTTTTATTGATGATGTTTCTTATATTTCGACTTTGGCGAACCAGAAACAATGTAGCTTGATCTAGCTGTTGGAATGTTTGCCCCGCAGACGCATTATAAATAGTATTGTAAGCTGCGCTTTCTGCTGCCTTCAAGTCATCAATATTATCTGAAAAAGTTTCAAAGATATTGCCGCCTTGAGAGTCTGGTGCAAGATCTGTTTGGAACCTTTCATAAAGGCTATTGATAAACCTGTTTTTACGGCCAACAACTTCATCTCTGATAATAGCAGACCCCGGTCCCGCCTTGAGGGCAAATCCAGACACAACTTTTGCTGCCTCTTCTGACATCTCAGGAAGGATCTGACCGTCCCGAACTTGCATTAAAAACTGATCGACAGTTAATCCGCTGTCAGTAATCATGCGAAGAACTTCGTCTTCTACCTTTTTGCCAACTTTGCCAGTCATGCTTCTTTTGATTTTATCAAAAAGGGGCGCTAGTGCCACCTGTCCAGCCTGTGATAGTTTAGCAAACAAGGGATTTGCAATTGCCCCTGTAACTGTAGAGACAGGAGCATCTTTCAATCGGGCAAGACCCTCTTCTTCAGAAGCACCAACGCCTGCCGCCAAACCCTGCGCCGCGCCAATGCCCAAAAGTCTCGCCCACGTTGGAGCTGTCGCCGCTGCTGATGTGCCGCCAGTAAATGGGGCAGCAATTAATCCCGCAACCGCAGGAATTAATGCGCCACCAATTTCATACTTTAGAGAACCATCTTTTGCTTGGGCAGCTTTGATTTGCTCTCGCTCACCAGCCAACGCATCTTTGTAAGTTACATTTGGGCTTAGTGCTTTTATCCCAGCAATGGCCTCATCGGCAAAGTTAAACAGCAATCCAGTAGCCGCCAGCTTGGCACGATCAGACATTGTTAATCCTGTTTCTGGATCAACTTCTGTTTCAGGAAGAACTTGTATTCCTCGCTCTTTACGGACTCTAGCAAGTGCCTCTGATGTGGTTTCTTCAGCCATGCTATTTCTTCCTCTCAGGCTTTGCCAGTTCCGCAATAATGTAGCCTATCATCTGTTTCGTGTGTGTTGATTCAATATTGGGATTTGCCAGAAGTGCTTCTAAATTTTCAGTTGTCTCAGACAAAAGACTATCTTTGAAGTACAATGTTTGACCAAGTCTTGTTTTTGCAAGAAGTTCGTTTGCATATCCTTGGGCATTCAAGACATTGTAAAATGTTTCGCCATTGCTGGTATATGATAAATATTGAGTTCCACTTGGATAGACAACTTCAAATGCACCACCAGACGAATTGATCATACCTCTAACTGATGCCTCCCTGAGAGCGCGTTTTTGATCTAGGGTGTTACGATCATCTCCGACCACTGGGAAGTATTGTAGCAACGCATCTGCATACTCGTTTGGAGCAATCGCTGCGCCAGATTCGTTTCTCAATTGTGCTGCTACCCAGTTTTGAGCTGCAACGTGATATTGTCTTGCAAGTGGATCAACGCCAATTGTGCCAAGACCAAGTCGGCCCAGTGTTGAAATTTTAGCAATATCTTCAAGTGTTAGCTTATAACCATCAGCATATACGTTTCTAATGATGCCTTCATTGTAAAGCATTCTACTGCCAAATGTTGCATTAGTGTTTTGGTTTTGGTCAAACGATTGCCGTCTTTGTTCCAAAATAGACTCAAGGTCTAATCCTGCTGGAACTGGAAGGTTTGTTGTTCTAGAAAGATCAATACCCGGCTTGCGTCTTGTTACCTCTTGTCCATTTACAATCTCAGTAAATTCACCACCCGCAATGAGCTTTTGATAGTTGGCTGCATATTCATTTATGTCTTTTTGAGAAACTAGTGGCAAAGTATTGTCTGCGTTAAATGCAGCAATCCTAGTCCCAATATCGTTAACTGAATAAAGTAATCTTTCGTATTGAGAGTTACCACCGCCGGGGGCTTTATATTTAATAAATACGCCTAAAAGATTTGGATCATTTGATACGCTATTAGGCAAAGAAACAGGAACATTCCCAGCCTCTTGCTCTGCACTAAGTCTGTCTCTTATACACATCTGACGCTGCCGACGATCTTACGCGTGT